TGTCTAATCTTCCTTTCGGAAACTTAACTTACTCAAGAATTAATTCAATCGGAAAGCAGTGGATTAGACAGTTTACTTTAGCACTTTCTAAAGAGCAGCTAGGATTAATTAGATCTAAATTTGGAAATATTCCTATTCCTGGCGGAGATGTTTCTCTTAACGGCGGAGATTTAATTAGTCAAGGAAGAGAAGATCAAAAAGATCTTAAGACACAGTTAAAAGAAATGCTTGATACAATGACTTATGATAAGTTAATAGAAATTCAATCTACTCGTGCTGAGCAGATGAACAAACAGTTGCGTTATATACCAATGCCGATAGGCAAAGCAATATTTATGGGGTAAAATATGGGTCGATTTTTTATAACGCCAAGAGAGATTAATTTTATTAATGACATTGCAAAAGAACTAGTAAAAGACGTAGTTGGACAAAAAATTTATTATTTCCCAATTTCAGAAGTAAAGTCAAAAGTGCATGATGTATACGAAGAGTCTCCTGATAAAGTTTTTGAAAATCCAATTGAAATAGATTGCTTGGTCAAATATCAACCTCAAGAAATTAGAACAAATCGATTTGGTTCTGAAGAATACTACACGGTTGAAGCTTATGTTCAAACAAGAGATCTTCTTGACAAAGGAATAGAAGTATTAGAAGGTGACTTTTTTTCTTACGGATCTACATTTTTTGAAGTAATTAAAGGGCCTGCTTCTAACACAATTTTTGGTCAAATAGAGCATAAGAGCTATATTACAATTACAGGGAAGCAGTCAAGAAAAGGGCAGTTTTTGTCAAAAATATTTGGTCCTACGTCAGAAGCATATTCAGACCCAGATGCTGTACAGGAAACATTTGTTCAACAAAGAGGTTTTAATAAAAATAGGCTTGGTGAGACTGGTGACATTAGACAGTTAAGAGAAAACGGGGTCTTAGATAAACCAATTACCGGCCCTAAAGAAATTTCTCCTAAAGGTGACCCAAGAGGAGTAGGATCTTCTTTCTATGATGAAGATGGAGACTGATTATGGGACATCAAATCAAGGGTGAAAAAGTCATAAAAGACTTCGACGGTAATAACGCGCCGGAAGATTTTGATATTCCCTCCATAGGAATAGAAGATATTGATCGTGCGATATTTGAGCTTTTTGATAATAAAATCTCTTTCGAAGTCAAGCATAAAGGAACACTTCAAAAAGTTCCTGTCATATTTGCTGCCGGTGAAAGATTTGCATTGACAAGAAGAAAAAACCCAATTAGAGATAGAGAAAATACACTTATTCTTCCTTTGATTTCTATTATGAGACAAAATATTGATTTTTCTCCTGCACAGTCTAATAAAAAAACAGCTATTGCTTTTAGAGAGCAAGAGAATTATGTTATAAAATATCGCCTTAGCGAAAGAGATAGAAAATATCAAAATATCATTAACAAACAAGGAATTAAAAATCAAGACAACGTTTCTTCTCGAAAACACTTTTTATCAAACATTCCTTCTCCTGGTTTTGGAACAAAACCAAGTACTTTATCAACAAGAAGAGAAGGTGTTCAATTTTCTTCCGCGGCAAAAGTAAGCTTAGGAGAAGAGCTAGGTAAAAATATATTTGAAATAATACAAATTCCTTATCCAGAATTTGTTGCAGTAACTTATGATGTTATTTTTTGGACTCAGTATATGCAACAGTCAAATCAAATGCTTGAAACACTTTTGATAAACTTTACTGGCCAAGGAGAAGAAATACCTATGACGACAGCAGGCGGGTATGAGCTAGTAGCTTTCTTTTCAGGTCCTTTTTCAAATTCAGGTACAAACTTAGATAACTTTACAGAAGATGAAAGAATCATTAAGCATTCTTTTTCTGTGACTATTCCAGGTTATGTTTTAAATCCAAAACATCCAGGCATGCCGAAAATGATTAGAAGTTATGTATCAGCGCCAGAATTAAGTTTTGGAGTTTATTTAGGCGATGTTGAAACTATTAACTATCAACCTGAAAGAAAACAAGAGACTGTAAAAAGGCACGTCTTAGAAGACTTGACAAATATTAAAGAGCATGAATTGGTAAGAGGAGAATCTAGAGAAGTTATACAGAACACCATAGTAAATCCATTTACGAAGTCAACAAAAACTGAATTTTCAAAAATTAGAACAAGAAATCAAAGAGCGGGAGAAACTGTTGCTTCTGCTGAGTTAATTGAAGAAATTGAGAGAATTGAGTCATAATTAAAATAGATGTTTAGCAAAGACAAATATAGTTATAATAGGAATTTTTAGGAGTAATTGATGGCAGAACAAACTTTCAGATCTCCGGGCTTTTTTGAGCGTGAAATTGATCTAACTCAGAGAACAACGGAAATTGTAGGAGTACCTGCAGGTATTGTAGGAACTGCTCAAAAAGGACCAGCTTTTGTTCCTGTTACTGTTGGATCATTTTTAGATTTTGAAAATAAGTTTGGGTCACTAGACCCTGAAAAATTTGGCACTTATGCTGCCAACGAGTGGTTAAAAAACAGAACAGCACTGACTTATGTTCGAGTATTGGGTGCAGGAGCTAATAGTACAACTACAGACATATCAAACACTCAGACAGCTGGCACTGTTAAAAATGCAGGGTTTAGACTTTCAGGTTCACGCTCAGATTCAGACGGAAGATACAATGGGACAGTTCAAATTTTGGCTGCACTGCATGACCCTACAGCTAATGAAGTTAAAGGTATGCCTATATTTTCAGACAACTCTTCAGTAGATGCTGCAAGAGTATTAGGCGTCTATCTAACAAGAGCAATGCTAATGACACCTTCTGGCTCTAGATTTGAAGTCTTGGACCACAATGCTTCTTATACAGGAGTGTCTACTTCAGATGATACTGCAAAAATTAGATCTTATGATGGAACTTCAGAACAAGGTATGTTTAAATTAGTTCTTTCATCTGCTGCTGGATCTTCTTTTTCAAGTGATGAATCTTTTAACGGAATTAAAATTTATACTGCTTCGCTTAATCCAGATAGCAAGCACTATGTAGGTAAAATTTTAAATACAAATCCAGATAGATTTAATGAAGAACAGCACTATCTTTATGCAGATTTTCCTGTAGAGGACGAAATTGCCAGAGTTACAGAGAACGGTTTAGATGCAACTGTTGCGATACTCTCAGGTTCTTCCTTTACAAATGCTGGTGCTGGAGGAAATGGTACAACTTTCACAGAGTTGTTTGGTTCTTTTAACACAAGATACCAAACTGCAAGATCAACTTCATTTATATCACAACCTTTTGGTTCAAAAGAATATGATTTATTTTATTTTGAAGCACTTGACGACGGCACATCAGGCAATAGAAAAGTTAAAATTTCTATTTCTAACTTAAGAAGATCTACTAATGTAAAAGACCCTTACGGTACATTTACTGTATTAGTTAGAGATTATTACGATACAGATACTGACATGAAAGTTTTAGAGCAGTTTTCTTTATGTACACTAAATCCTGCTGATGAAAACTATGTTGGTACAAAAATAGGAGATTTTAAAGCTTTTTATAATTTTGATGCTGAAACCGATTCTGAGCGCAGATTAAACGTTTCTGGAAAGAGACCTAATAGATCTGCTTTTGTTAGAATTGTAATGAATGCTGATATTGAAGACGGAGAAGTTCCTGCAGCTGCTTTGCCGTTTGGCTTTAGAGGACTGCCTGTACTCAAAACAACAAACTCTCTTACAGATGGTTCTGATTTCTTGGCTGAAGGCTCCATGAACGATATAAACGGAACAAGACTGAGTCTTGTTGGCGCTGGAACAGAACTGTCGTTTACTGGCTCAATTATGCCTCCCGTTCCTATGCGTTTTAAAGCTTCAAGAGGCGCTGTATCATCTTCTCCTACATTTACAGGAGCACCCGGGCCTCTAGAATTAGCTGATTCTAGGTACTTTTTTGGAATAAAATTTGAAAGAGTGCCATCAGAAAATGTAGTTACAAATGCTGTGCTAAAAGCAAACGGTTCAGGAGAAAGAAATAGACTGTTAGATTCTTACTCAAAAATGCTAGGCATCGCCAAGCTTGATATGTTAGTAACAGGCTCTGGAGCCGATTCTTTTAACGATAACAAGTTTACGCTTTCTAAAGTAGCTTTTTACAATCAGCCAACTGATGCTAACGAAGCACTTGACACTGCGATAAGTACTCACTTAACAAGCTCTGCTGCAGAGCACATGTTACAAGCTGCTTATATTAGAAATGGATTACTTTCTAAACCTAGATACACTATTACAGACTCAGGTTACGGAATTGAAAGATTGACATTTGCTTCTCTTATCGCAGGAAAAGAAGCAGCTCCTTTTAATAGATTTACTGATTACATGAAGTTTACAAATATGCTTTACGGTGGCTTTGACGGTTTAAATCTTTTAGATAAAGATCAAAGAAAGATGAACGACAAGTCTTCTGATATTGAAGGAAAAGCAGATGGCTCTGCTTCCGGTTATATTGGCCTATCTGCTGCTTCTTCACCAGGCGCCGGAAAAGAAAATAATATTGTCAATTCTTATAGATCAGCTATTAAAATTCTTACAGATCCTTTTGCAACAAGAGTTAATGTAGTAACTATTCCTGGACAACGAAGCGAATACATTACAGACTATGCAATAGAAAAAGTCAAAGAATACAGTAAGGCAATTTATCTTATGGATATGAAGCCCTATGATGATAACTTAAACAGACTGTATGACGATGCAACAACTAGACCAAATGTTAGAAAGACTGTCGAGCAATTTGAAGGAAGAGCACTGGATAGCAATTACACTGCAACATATTTTCCAGATGTTATTATAGAAGACGAATTGACAGGTGAGGCTGTTAATGTACCACCGTCAGTTGTTGCTTTAGGCGCATTAGGTTATAACGATAGAGTTGCCTATCCTTGGTTTGCTCCTGCTGGTTTTAATAGAGGTGCTCTTGACTCCGTCTTGAATACAGAAGTTAGATTAACTGCAGAAGATAGAAATGTTCTTTATGAAGCTAGAATTAACCCTATTGCAAATTTCCCAGATGGTGGATTTGTTATCTTTGGTCAAAAAACACTTCAGCAGGCTAAATCTTCTCTTGATAGAGTCAATGTTAGAAGAATGCTTTTAGAAGTTAAAAGAATTGTTTCAGACATAGCAAATAGTCTAATTTTTGAGCAAAATACTCCTGCGACAAGAGCAAGATTTATTCAGCTAACAAAGCCCAAATTAGCTTCTATTCAAGGAAATCAAGGTATTGATAGCTTTAAGATTGTAATGGATTCTTCAAATAATACAGCAGAAGACATTGAACAAAACAGACTTAACGGAAGAATTGTGCTGGTACCAACAAGAGCAGTAGAATTTATTGCACTTGACTTTATAATTACCAATTCAGGTGTCAGTTTTGAATAATTATTTTTTATACACGGAGAATAAAACATGGCAGAGTTAACATTTAAATCAGCAGGTGTAAGCACCAGAGAAATAGACCTTTCAGGTCCTACGCCAACTGGACCTGTTGGAGTACCTGCTGGTATTATCGGAACTGCTAACGAAGGTCCCGCTTTTGTGCCGCTTACTTTTGCTACATACGGCCAGTATAAATTAACTTACGGAAAATCAGACGGTAAAAAGTTTGGACCAATTGCTGTAAATGAATGGCTTAAGAATGCACAGGCAGTTACTTATGTTAGAGTCTTAGGTGCAGGCGACGGCAAAAAGAAATCATCAGCTACAGGTAACGTTACTAATGCTGGATTTGTTGTAGGCGAAAGACTAGTTCAAGAAAATGGAATTGTCGGAAACAACGCATACGCAAATACTGGCGGTGAAGGCGAAGGAAGAGCTTATTTCTTAGGTTGCTTTATGTCAGAATCAGCTGGGAGCACTGTTTTTAGCGATGCAGGTATACAGGTATCTTCTGGCGACGTAGCAAGTGCGATTTTGAGAGGTGTAGTTTTAGCACCTTCAGGCGTAGTTTTAGCACTGAGTGGAAACAATGGAGGCGATAATAATGCTCCTGCTTCTACAGATAATTCTTCAATTATAAAAGGTAGTACAACAGGCTCAGTAAATATTACTGCAGGCGGTGCAGAATTTGTTATGCTTTTAAACGGTTACAAAGCAACAACTTCATCACCTTCGGCTATTACTGCTTCTTTTGACATGTTAGCTCCTAACTACTTTCCTAATGTTTTAAACACAGACCCACTAAAAATAGAAGAAAAAGGTCATTTACTTTACGGATATTATGATATTCATCCAGAAATGGCTTTAGTAACAGGGTCGGGTGTAGTTGATAACAGAGTATATGTTAATAATGAGCTACCAATTGCTTTCATACTTTCTTCTTCTCAAGATAGAGTTGCTCGCGGTGCGGGAGACGGTTCTTCTGGAGTAGTTCCTGTATATGAGTCTTTTGAAGATAGATTTTCTAATGCTTCTTCACCTTATGTTATTTCTCAAAAATTTGGTGCTGCGCCTTATAACTTATTTAAAATAGAAACACTTTCAGACGGCGCCGGTGTTTCACATAAGTTTAAGTTTTCCATTGAAAACATTAATAAGTCAAATTCAAGTACTGACAAATTTGGAACATTTGATTTAGTACTAAGAGATTTTTATGATTCAGACACAGAAAAGGTTGTATTAGAAAGCTTTAGAGGGCTTTCATTAGATCCAGGCTCAGATAGATATATCGGAAGAGTTATTGGAGATAAAAAAATATTCTTTAATTTTGACAGCGATGCAGATTCACAAAAAATTGTTGTAGAAGGATCACATAACGTAAGGTCAAGATATATAAGAGTAGTTTTATCTAACGAACTTAAAAATAAAGAAGTTCCTGACGAAGCTTTGCCTATGGGTTTTAGAGGGCCTAGACATTTATTGACGAGTGGCTCGCTTTTGGCAGCACCTGCAGCAGACACTGGAACACTAACTATTGCTGATGTTCATCGTAGAGTAATTGAACCGCCTATTCCTTTTAGAGAATCTGTTTCACAAGGAACAGGTTTAAGCAAGAGAGAAGATGTAAGTTTGTACTGGGGTATTCAAACAGATATGAAAGAAGATCCTGTAAAACCCAATGCAGTTTCTTCCTTTGACAAAACTTTTGAAACTTACACTAAATACTTTCCTACTCATCGTACAGATACACTTAACTTCTCAGAAGGCGATAATTCAGGTGTTGCTGACGTGAATGGAGTTGTTAGAGATTCAGATAGATTTAATTTTAATAAGTTTTCACTAGAAAATATTCAAGTAAGAACCGGTTCTTCAGGAAATGCAGATTCAGAACAGTGGATCAGCGCTTCTTATGTTAGAGGTGGCGTTATTGGTGTCAACGACACCAATAAAACACGCGGTCTTTCTATGACAGACTTAGACGTTGTCTCGAATAGAAAATTCTTAAAGTTTACTGTTCCTCTTCAAGGTGGTTTTGATGGCGTTAATATTTTCAACAGCGATCAAAGAGATCTAACAAATAACTCTGTTAAAAGAGAAATAGATGACGAAGCTGGACAAAATGGTACTTCTGGACCTACTATCAGTGCTTATAGAAAAGCTCTAGATATAATGGGTTCAACTTCTGACGTAGATATTCAACTCTTGTCTGTCCCAGGAATTAGACACGAATCAGTATCTGATTATGCTATTAGCACAGTTGAAAATAGATTTGATGCAATGCTGATTACAGACATTGAAGAAAGAGACCAGTTTAACACCGTTATAACATCTTCAGCTCAATCTCCCCACGTAGCAAACACAGTAACTGCCTTTAAAAACAGAGTCCTTGATTCTTCTTTTGCAGCAGCTTACTTTCCCGACGTAACGATAGAAGATCCGGATACAGGTGGGCTTGTTTCTGTGCCACCATCTGTTGTTACATTAGGTGCTTATTCTCTTAACGATAGAGTTGGTCACCCTTGGTATGCTCCAGCAGGTTTTACTAGAGGTGCATTAAGAACTGTTTCTACTACCAACGTTCTTCTTAATAGAACAAATCTAGATGATCTTTATGATGCAGACATTAACCCGCTTGCAAAATTTCCTGGCAAGACTCTTTCTGTTTGGGGTCAAAAAACACTCCAGGCAAGTGCATCAGCTCTTGATAGAGTTAATGTTAGAAGACTTTTGATCGATGTAAGACGCAAGGTTAGAAATGTTGCAAATACGTTATTGTTCGAGCCTAATAGAACAGAAACGCTAGAGCGTTTTTCTAATCTTGTCAATCCCATCTTGCAATCAATTCAAGATGCACAAGGTGTTGATAGATTTAAGGTAATTATTGACACAACAACAACAACACAGGCAGATGTTGAAAACAACACGATTAGAGGAAAGATTTACTTGCAGCCCACCAGATCTGTCGAGTTTGTTGCTCTTGACTTTGTTGTCACAAATGCTGGAACAACTATCTAGAAAATACTATATATTTATAACAGGAGATTTAAATGGCAGAGACACTATCAGTCACAGACATGCTTCCCAATAAGTTCGAACCTAAAAGAAATTATCGATGGGTTCTTGCAATTGAAGGCATTGACTCTTTTTTGGTGACGTCAGCAAATAGACCAAACATCAGTATTACTGAAAAGAAAATCGAATATATCAACAGCTACAGAAGAGTTGCCAGCAAATTAGAGTTTCAAGATTTGTCTATAAAGCTTCATGATCCTATTGCACCTTCCGGTGCTCAACAAATGATGGAGTGGATTAGAACTCATTACGAGTCAGTTTCAGGTCGCGCAGGTTATGCTGATTTTTACAAGAGAGACATTCAGCTTAAGATGCTTGATCCCATCGGTACAGTCGTTGAGCTTTGGGATATTAAAGGAGCATTTTTGACAAGTGTTAACTTTAGCTCACTTGACTACAGCAGCGATGACATTATGATGATTGATGCCACAATTAAGTTTGATAACTGCGTACTTCAGTTCTGATTAAAAATTAATTTTACTCTAAAATTAAACAACCATATACTTACTATGGTTGTTTTTTTTATGGAGAAATTATGTCAAATCAAGAACTTACTCCTGATTCTGGTCAGGTATTACGACAAAATATAATGAAAGATGAATTTGGGTGGGAAGTTCCAGTTGAGACTATTCCTCTACCTACAAAAGGTCTAATTTATCATCCTGATAGCCCGCTTTACAATATGCAACATTTGCAAATAAAAGCAATGACTGCAAGAGAAGAGGATATATTAGCATCTCCTGCTTTTCACAAAGAAGGCACAGCGCTTACGCACCTAATAAAGTCTTGTTTAATAAACAAAGAAATTGACGTAGAAAGCATGATCAATGGCGACAGGATGGCTTTGATGATAGGAATCAGAGTAACTGGATATGGTCCTGAATATCATGCGGAATCTTCTTGCAAATCTTGTAATACTTCTAATAACTTTTGCGTAGATTTAACTACTCTACCTATTAAAAGATTAAGCATCGAACCTGTTTCTCCAGGAGAAAATAAATTTAATTTTAGATTACCAGTGACAAAAAAATTAGTTACTTTTAAATATATTACTGCTAGAGAAGATAGAGAAAGAAATATTCAAAACAAAAGCATGCAAAAAGTTTTAGGTACAAGTATTAGCAATAATATTACTTCATTTTTAGAAAACTCTATATTAGAAATAGAAGGTGTATCTGATAGAATGAAAATTAGGCATTTTGTTTTAAATATGCCTGCTTTTGATTCTAAAGCTTTAAGAAAGTTTATTGTAGAAAACGAGCCAGGCATGGATATGAGCTGTTCATTTGTATGTAAAAATTGTAATGCACATAATGAGACAGTAATGCCCATGACAACAGAGTTTTTTTGGCCCACTAAATAACTGGAGAGAAGCATTCTTGGAAGAATGCTTTGTGCTTCAGATGCACCTGAATATGACATATTCAGAGTTGCAAAAAATGCCAGTTAGGTATAGACACTGGTTTGTCAAACGATTGTCAAAGCATTTTGATAAAAAGAATGAAATATTAGAAGGCAATAAAAATTCTATTAATAATGCACCTTCATTATCAAGTATCGAACAAATTATAAATAAAAAGCTGGGGTGACATATTTATTAAAGGAGAAAAATAAAGATGGATCCAGCAGATTTACAAGCATTACAAAATGCAATAGAGGCTTCTATTGCAAATGGGTTTACAAATGCAGTCAATACTTTAAGGTCTTCTTCTGCAGGTATAGGGACACCCCCGCCTGGAAGCACAGGAGGCACAGGTGGTACAGGTGGAGGCACCGGTGGAGGCGGGTCTATGCCTACTCCGCCGCCAGGATCTTCTGGAGGCCTACCCGGATCTAGCGGTACAGGTGTAGCATCTTCTAATAGGCAGGTAGGCGCAAGTCAATCATTGATGGGAAGCGCAGGACAATTTATATCTACTTCAGTTGATTTGCTTAACATTATGATTGAGGAAGTAATAAATACACAGAATAGAGCTGGCACTGTATTTATGAGATCACTTGCCACAAACTTCGGTGTCAGAACAACAGCTGAAGAACTTGTTACTGGAAGATTTGATAGAATTTTAAATGAAGGTGAAAGAGCAGCTGCTCAATTAACTAGTACATTTATAAAAAATTCTAATGAGCTATTTGTTTATGAAGGGCTAGAGCTTGAAAATCAGTTATCTAATCATGAAACCTACATCAGAGAACTTGGCGATGCGAATATAAAACTTTTTCAAAGTTTTGGTGCTGACAAGGAAATGGAAAAACAGATGCAAATTTTCCAAACTTCTATTGGAATAACTGCACGTGAAGTTTCTGATTTGATGTCAACAACATTTGCTGAAACAGGTGAAGCCTCTACAGATATTTTAGAAAATATTGCAAATCACGCTCGTGTAATCGGTGATGCAGTAGGTGTGCCTTTTAAAATGATGGCAAAAGGAATAGTTGATGTTAGAAAAGATATGGAGTTTTTTACTGACATCACTGATGAAAGTGCAGCTCGATTAGTTGCCAGCTTAAATCAAGTTGGTATGACAATAAGTTCTTTTCAAAGCTTGGCGGGGAGCTTTAGAAGTTTTGATGCATCTGCAGATAAAATCGGAGAAATGTCTGCTGTTTTTGGAATTCAGTTAGATGCTCTTGAGATGATGTATCTTGCCAATGAAGATGAAGAAGCTTTTCTTCATAAAATAAGAGATCAAATTCTTGATCAAGGTTTAGACGTAGAGTCCATGTCCAAGACAAGACAAAGAGCGCTAGCTAATCAAATGGGTCTTAGCGTCAAAGAAATGAAGCAGTTTATGAATACTGGTATGCAAATGACTTCTTTAGAAGAGCTGCAGGCTAAATCTAGAGAAGCATCAACCAGAGATCAAGTAGACGCAATGGAAGCTCTAAACTCTACCATGGTAAAGGTAACCAGATCTATGTCAGAAGTTGCAGCTCAACAAACATTTTTTAGAGATGCTTTGACCGGAGGTGCTGCAATAAATATGAGTGAAGCTGTGGCTGGTGCACAAAAAGAGCTCGTTAGTTTAGTTACAAGTTCTTCTGACGTGATTACACAAATATCTAAACTAGAAGAAGATCTTCAAAATTTAGGATCAGGAGTAATAAACAAAATAAAAGATATGGGCGTCGATGCATTACAAAATTTTCCAGGAAGCGGAATAGGTAGCTTATATAGTGAAGAACTTAGCAAAGAATTGGCAATTTTTGGACAATCTTCTGGACCTGCATTGGATGCATCTTTTAATAGAATAAGTCAATTAATGCTTAAAAGTCTTCAAGATGCAGGATTAGTTCCTCGCTCTTGGCCTGAGGCGTTAAAAGAACTTGGCGTTATTTTCGGTACTAGCGACTTCCCAGAAGGAAGTGAACAGATGAGTCACTATATAAAAGACATAGAAAGCTGGGGAATTAGTCTTACAGAGAAAATCAATGAAACTATTTCTAAAATATCAGAGTCAATTAACTTTAGTGGATTGACAGAAAGATTTCAAATAGAATCTCAAGAGCTGATAAATAGTGAAATAAACTCTTTGTCAGAAACAATGTCAACTTTTCAAGAAAACATAGATGAAATAGGCAATAGACAAATTGAAGTTTCTCCATCTGTGAGTATTAATCCAAACACTACTGTCGTAAGAGAAGAATCAGAAGAAATTGCAAAAGCAATTCAAGATATATCTGATAATTTAAAAAACCAATCAACAGAAATACATGTAAGTATAGATATGGATCAACTTAAAGAGTCCATGAGAGAATCAATAGCTCAAGGCTTTGAAAATTCAGACTATAATTTTAATCTTGCAATAGACGGTTTTAAATTTGCAGAAATTTTAAAAAGAACAAGAGACACTTACGGTGTAGGAATACAGCTTAGAGGCGGCACTAAATGAGTAAAAAACAAAGTATAATTGATGAAATTGCCATTATAAAAGATTCTTTTCTCAAAGACTTATCTAGTGAAGAAAAAAAAGAAATGGAAATTTATTTTGAAAGCATGATTTTAGAATTTAGTCCTATGCTTGAAATATTTGAAAAAATGTCTATAGATAAGAATATTACTATTAATATTACAAAATCAGTTAAAGAAGAAATAGAGGAGCAAAAATGGCTAGAGAAACTCTCAAAGACTTTTTACGATCAGGAGCGTATCCAAGACCTAATGAAAACCCAGACGGAGTAATTCAATATACTTTGGAGTCTTTGGTAGGGCCCGATGGTGGGCCTGATAGTTCTGGATTGGCTTTTGAGTTTAATACTGGCGTACCTTTAGTAGGTTTTGATGCTGCAGATCCTGATGCAGGTTTGATTGGAAATTTTCTTCACTATACTACTCAAAGAAGCGGAAATTTTTATGAATTTAATAAAGGAAATCAAGAAACATATGCAGGTAATAGAGGGCAGCCACTCCAAGATCAAGACAAGTTTTTAGCAGATAAGCCTTTTGTACCTCAAGGAACAATTGAAGATTCTTTAATGGAACAATACAGCAATAGTGGATATTTTAACGATCCAGTATTGTCAGGAGATGAATTAGAAGAACTTATTATTGATAAAGTTACAGGTGATTCTCCCCCTTCGGCTCCTCTTACAAATAGAAATTCTAATGAATTATTAAATGGTATTGAAGACTCTTCTGACTACCTTGTAGGGCACACTGTAAGAGCACTTAAGAGAAATAGTAGATTTAACATGGATAATGAGTTTTTAATAGACGAATTACCAAAAGTATCTCAGTTAGACCAAAAAGAAAATTATCAATTTGTTAGAGATGACGAAAATTTTTACACAAACTTTGATAAAATTAAAGATGCAGCTGCATCGCTTTTAATAAAAGCTTCAGGATATGACATATCAGAATTTCCTAAAAACAAAGAAAATTTTATTAAAAATATTGAACAAAAAATGCTAGAAACAGATGAAGCAATAGTAGAGCTATACGAAAATGCTGTTAATTCTCCCTCAGCTGTAGAAGGAGAAGACACACCTAGACTGACAGCTGAGTCACTTAGAGGAAGAAATGCAACAGGAGTTCCAAATATATCAGGTGTTGGTACCAATTCTGTGAGAGCTGGAAAAGGTTCTGTTGGAGGTGAACAACCTTCTTTTGGTAATTCTTATAATCACGTAGTTAGATTTGGAGACATTACACAAACACACAAAATAAAAACTGCGCTACGAATGATTTCTCTTTTTACTTTACTTAAATCTCTATACGGTGAAATTATTGAAGAACTTTCAAAAGAAGACAAAAAAGAAATAGCAGGAGAAATCAAAAAAATAGCTTCTTCTCCTAATACAGTAAACGCAGGTGCTCAAATTTTAGGAATGTCTAGAAAATCTAAAAAATTTATTATGCACAATTATCTATTTAATAATTTCTTGACACCCACAGATTTTTCTTATGAGGCCTGTTTTTATAGAGGAATTAAAGTAGTCTTTGGTTCAAAAAATCCTAGTAGTGCAATAGATTCTTCAAATCATATGCATAGCATATATGATTCTCCGGGTTTTTGGCTTGCCATGTCTAATGTCGCAATTAAAAAGACTTTTCTCTTTTCAGACACCATTAAAAGACTTTCAGAAGTCAGCACATCAGGATCAGGTACAAAAGATGCGATTAAAGACTTGTTTGGGGGTCTTGAGAGCGTAGCAAAAATTGCAAATGTTTTTGCCATGATAGGAGAAAAAAGTCTTCATCACACCAATGGTTTAGATAGCGAAAATCTTAAAGTAAATAAAAAAATTAAAAATGCTAGGTCTGTAGATAAACTAGACAATATACCTGGAAACAGAGTAGGAAAAAGTAGAAGAAAAAATTCAGATGATGGAGGAGGATTTTTTGGAGGTGAAATTGGAAGTGAAACTACACTAGCATGGGAACAAAGTGCAGTTCCTTCTGCATATTTACTTCCTCTTAATATTATAAGAGCTGCTTCAGATTTAAATAACTCTTATACACGCGTAAATCCAGCAAGAGGAATGCTGGGTAGTAGACTGGTTAAAAACACTTACATGGGATTAGATACAGACGGGACAGCTGCAAGAATTCCGGAGCGTGTTGTTAAAATAATAGAAGATAGACTAGATGCAGAATATGTTCCTTTTTACATACAAGATCTTAGAACAAATGAAATTATTTCTTTTCATGCATTTTTAGATACACTTACAGATACAATCACTCCTAATTTTACAAGTACACCAGGATACGGAAGACTTGATCCTGTTCAAACTTATCAATCAACAACAAGAAGTTTGCAAGTAGGGTTTACTGTCTACAGTACAAACAGAGAAGACTTTGACGATATGTGGTATAAAATTAACAAATTTGTCACACTTCTTTATCCTCAGTGGACACAAGGAACTATTGTTGAATCAGGTGACGATTCCCATTCAAATTCTGATGCTACAAAACACTCAAGATTTGTACAGCCTTTTACACAAAAAATAGGAGCTTCTCCTATTGTTAGATTAAGAGTAGGTGATGTAATAAAATCTAACTATTCTAGATTTGCTTTAGCAAGAACTTTTGGAATAGGTGATCAGGGAGTAAAGGCAAATCCCGTTGGATATTCATCAGCCAACCTTATGATGGGACTCTTAGGAAATACAGTATTTAGATCATTTAGAGATGTAGGTTTGACAATTTTTGCAACAGTTTTTGGATCGCCGCAAGGACTTTTGCAAATAGCTTCTGATAAAATTAATGCAGAAGTATCAGATCCTATTGGTGGAGCAGCTGCTAATGCAGGCTTAGATTTGGCAGCAAATGGCCTGGCAGAAATTTTAATAAATGGTTTTGCAAATCCACTTTTAACGGTACAAACATTAAATAGGCTTAGAGACCCTAACGTATTTAAAGGTAAAGGTTTTGCTGGTCTAGGAAGCAGCATAATGTTTGTCTATCTTAATCCAAATATGATTGATGGATACCACTCTACTGACGGAGACAGATTTTTTACTTCTAAACGACTATTAGCAATTGTAGAAGATACAGTTAATGACGAAAAAGGTGACATTGCTTATAAAGTAAAAGTAGTTGATCAATCTGAAAAAGAAATTGCTGATAAGATTTTGCATGTTAAGCATACTGACATATGGAATGATCCGTCAGAATCTTTTTCTAAATCTGTGGCTGGTATTTTGTATGCTGTTTTAGGATTAGATGCTGTAGGAGTAACAGATTCACTTGCAGGAATTCTTTCTAAAAGAAACGGTAGTATTTCTTTTGTTGGTGATCTTTTAGCAAGTGCTGCTGCTTTATTTTTAGAAAATCCTGAATCTGCTTTTATGAGACCCGAAGTCAACCCTTATGTTAGATCTTTTCATTCTACAAGAGGTAGAGGCTTGGCTGGTGTCATAAAAGGAGTTACTTTTAATTGGTTGGAAGATTTCCCATGGGAAACTGATCATAACGCAAGAGCTCCGATAGGCTGTAAAATTAATTTTAATTTTGATGTTATTCACGATATTCCTCCAGGCATGGATCATACTGGTTACAATAGAGCTCCTCTCTATAACGTAGGAGAAGTTATGAGAAATGTAGCAGGCGATGTTTATGATGATAGATTTTCAAATTCTGAAAGACATTTTAGAAAAGGTGGTTCTGTACTTTCTAATCAGGGTAGTACAGCAAAAAGTAGAGGAGATAAATAAACATGTCATTTTCTAGATATACGACGCTTTTTGGTCCTGAAAGAGGTA